CAAGGTCTTGAATATTATCTGACGCATTACCCCGGGTTGACCGCTCTTATCTCAACACGCACGTTTCTTAATCGCATTCCCCAAGGTTCTGTTATTCCCTGTCTCACATTTCAACGTATTTCCACATCAAGAGTCATTACCCACGATACTAAAGGACTGACAGGGTTAGCATATCCCCGCTTTCAGTTTGATAGTTGGGCTATTTCCTATGCTTCCGCAAAGGCCATCTGTGATCAGGTACGCGCCGCTTTGAATGGATATAGAGGGATGATTACGGTTGGAGCCGATTCGGTCACAATCTACGCAGCCTTAGTAGAAGATGAAAGATATAACCCCGATTTAGATGCTGGGTTGCATAGGCTTTCGTCAGACTATGTGATTTACCATGAGGAGTAGTATGACCAAGAAAAAAGAGATCATTCAATCCGCGGTTCCAAAGATAAAATCGGAACCCAAAACCGACCTTCCCTGGACTTTAGGGCAGTGGGGCGGCTTCACCCAATGGTGTTGCAAATTATGCCCCTTCGATACACTGGACGGCGAGGAAATCATGTGCCGTCATATCCTTGAGAGGCATGCACCCCCACCCGGGCAAGAGCCACTCATCCCAATCTATAACATATATGGAAACAGAATCAACTAGGAGGTTATTTATATGGCAAGATTAGTTTTAACACCCAAGGTTTTACTCCCAGGATATCCGGTGACGCCACTCACGGCTGAGTCGGCGGATTTCACTTGGACGGCTGCAGGGGCAGCCTTCGCCGATGGTGCGGGGTTCCAGTTGACCGGCAAGGAAATTCTACTGGTCCAAAATACCAATGCCGGCGCACAAACCGTCACCATCTTGAGTGTGATCGATCCCTACAAGAGAACAGGCGATATTACTACCTACTCAGTAGGTATAGCAGAATTTGCCGTATTCCCGATGTTTCCCGTAGATGGCTGGAGGCAAGCGGATGGACAACTTTATTTTGCTGCCACGGCAACCGATGTCAAGTTCTCAGTATTGAGGCTTCCGTAGGAGGTGACTTATGGCACATAATGCATCATTCGGTACTCTACTCAAACTAGGGGATGGAGCAACTCCCGAAAACTTCACGACTATCGCGGAGGTGCTGGATATTACCCCGCCGGATATCAGGAATACCGCTCTGGACATAACCAATCAATCCTCCCCAGGCGGAATAGCGCAGAAGATCCCGGATGGAATCACAGACATGGGTAATGTCTCTTTCTCGGTCAACTGGGATCCGACCGCCGTTACCCACAATATGACTGTAGGTTTAGGCTCTCTGGCGATCAGTCGCGCTGTCAAAAACTTCCAGATTGTCTTTCCGAATGTGGCTGTCACTACTTGGCTTATTCCAGCGTTCGTTTCTCGCTTCCATCCGACAGGTGCCGTACGCGGCGTCATGAGCGCGGAAGTGGAGCTCACGATAACAGGACAATGCACACTTGCCTAAAAGGAGGCAGCATATGGCCATCTTGAAGCGCGAGGATATTCTGAACATTGATGATCTCCCAAAGGAAACCGTAAAGGTCCCGGAATGGGGAGGCGATGTCCTAGTCAGGGGCTTAACCGGTGCTGAACGGGAACGATTAGAAAGCCAGATCACGAAGGATTCTGACGAAAATACAATCCGTTCTCGTTTGGTATCCTTTGCCTGTGTAGGCGAAGATGGCAAATCTCTATTTACTGAGGCCGATGTAGCCGCGTTGAAAGAGAAATCCGCCGTCGCTTTGTCGCGGGTCTTTGAGATGGCTCAGAGATTATCTGGTCTCGGTATTGCCGCGCCTGAGGATCTCCGAAAAAACTCATAAGCCGCCCTACTCGAAGGGCGGCCTTCAGGCTGGCGCGCATGATCGGGGAGCTGGATGTGGAAAGACTGCTAGCTTCTATCCCCTCGCATTTACTGAGCGAGTGGATGGCCTATGACGAGCTCGAGCCGCGAAGTGTGGATTTATTACCTGAAATGCTGGCTACTATAACTAGCATTTATGCTGAAGTTCACCGCGACCCAAGTAAGCGCCGTGAGCCTTTTTCAACAGAGGATTTTTTGCTAAAACCTATAAATATTGAAGATGCAGAAACTCAGTATCAGAGGGGGCAGTCGGTAGATGAGCAGATTTATATTGCCGCCATGTGGGTGACTGCTTCAGGTGGTAAGGATTTGAGGAAAATTCAATGACTCAAATTGGGGAATTAACTGTCAAAATAACAGCTGAATCTGGAGAGTTTGTTGGAACACTCAAACTCTCCAATGCGGCCGTGCAGAACTTTGCCAAGGGGGTTAAAGAGGGAGCTAAAGAAACGGGGGTGATGACGGAGAATCTCAAGAAAGGTAATAAGGAAACTGCAAAACAGGGGGAGGAATTCAAAAAGTTTGCCGTGGTGACAGCTTTAGTTGTCGCAGGCTTTGCGGCATTAAATAAAATCTACCAAGAGACGACTGGTCTTGCCATTAATCAGGCTATGGCCCAAAAGGACTTGGCTCGTCAGATGGGTACGACTGTTGTTGAAGCCGGTATTCTTAAAGAGATATCTGACGATTTGAGGGTCAGTCAAGAAACTCTGGTTTTTGCTTTCAAGGCACTAAATGAGAAAGGTTTACAACCCAATTTCGAGACGCTTATAAAATTAGCCAAGGAATATCAAGCATTACCTAATTCGATTGCTAAAAATCAATTTGCTGTGGATTTATTTGGTAAATCTGGTATCGAGATGCAGAAGATTTTGGATACCAATGTCACCACGCTTAATGAAATGTATCAATCCGGCCAAAAAACGGGGAAAGTTCTTTCGGAAGAAGGGGTTAATGCATTAGAGGATTATCGTCTTGCTTTGGATGATGTCACCGATTCAGTGGAAGGATTAAAAACCCAGATGGGTCTTGCCATTGCCCTGATGACAGTGGATTTTATAAAGGGCGTACCTTTAATTATCCAAAGTTGGGTTAGGATCATTGCTCTCCAAAATGAGGGCAAGCTGGCAATGAGAGAAGGCATTATTACTGAGCAGCAATATTGGGATATGTTCAATTTGAAGATTAGCTGGAATTCGGATTTACAGGAAGATAGTTATAAAATAACACAAAGATTAATGGCTCTTAAAGGACAATATGCTGGGATCAATGAAATGCTTGGTAAATCATATGGTATTGTTGCTGATGAGCAAAGTAAAAAAATCGATTTTGATAAGAAGGAATTTGAAGAATATCAAAAGATCAACAAGGCGGTCGAGAATAATAATCTTTATTTCCAGCAACAGATCCAAAATACTCGGGGGCTCACTACTGACATAATTGAATTTAATCGGAGAATGGCAGAACGAATTCGCCTGACAGGTGAGCTAACCGCCATTCAGGATAAACTCAAAGATGCGCAGAAAGACTTGTCCGATGTTCAGGACAATTGGAATAAAAGCGTCGGTGCGGACAGTCTGGCCTATCTGAAGGACTACGTTTATAACTACGGCCCTAAATATACTGAGGCTCTGAAGACTAACGACGAGGTATGGGGGACGAGTAGCGCGGTTCAATACGCCCGCAACCGGGCTTTGAAAGACGCCAACGCCGAATATGCCAAGACTGGCGACCTGGAAGCATATAAGAAAAAGCTGACCGAGATCAAGGATACCTACGGCCCGATGGATGATGCTATCACGGCGGCTAAGGATGCTGTGCTGCTGCTCAAGGATGCTATGGATCGACTGGTAGACAAGATTATTCATATCGATATTATAACCAAATACTCTTATGTCCAGCCCACTCCTGGACATCCCGATGTGCCAAGCTATCCCACGCCCGGTCACAAAGAAGGCGATCCGGCCGGGGGAGAAAACTATTGGCATTGGAATGGTATTGCATGGGTAGTGATTCACGGTTATCAGCATGGTGGTCCAGTTAGAGCAGGCGAATCCATACTGGTGGGGGAAAGAGGGCCAGAATTATTCACACCCAGCATAGCCGGTAATATCACCAATAATTATTATTCCAATCTAACTATTCATTCCAATGCTCGCACCGAGCAGGTAGCCTCCAGTTTCGAGCTTATGAGATCGCTGAATTCGCCAGGAGTTTGATATGGTAGATTTTTTGTCAGTCATCAAACCCAAACCTAATAACCCTATCGCAGGCGCTAATTATTACGCCAATACCAACTATATCACCAATTCTTCATTTGAATTGTGGTCAGCGGGTATTCCGGTCGATTGGGAACAAAATGCCGTTTTTCTATCTCAAAGTCCGACATATACCTGGCGCGGTATGTATGCCTGTGAGATATCCCAAGCGGGTGCCGGTTATGGCGGTATCCGGCGTGATATACCTTTGGTAAATGGACAGTATTATACTTTGAGTGTATATGCATATGTCTACTCTGGCCAGGTCATCGTAGGGATTTGCGATTTTGGAACGGTGAGCACAAACGAGGTTGTTGTCACATCAACCTCGTTTG